TATACTTGCTTGGGTTGGAAGGTCGAAACTTTCCCTTATAACTCATACATAGTATATAAACGTCTTCTATTTAGATGACTAGAGAAAGTAATTTAGAAGTAACAAAAAATAGGATTTATCTTCCTACATCAGAACTTTATCGATCTAGTACAAATAAAACAGGATCTGGTATTGTTCCTGCATTTAATAATCTTTATGATGTTTGGATTAATTTTGGTAGTGCTATACCTCAAGGTGGTAAAAGCTTGCTGAATTTTATTAATCAGCATGATTTTTATGAGAATAAAGCCACAGAAAATCCAGGAAATTATTTGGCATTGTTTTGTTCCGAAGCAGTTCTTCCAGGATCTCAAATTCAAACTTCTCAAGTTGATGGATTGAGACAGGGGGTATCATCTAGTTATGCTGTTTATAGGCGATTTCCAGAAGTTGTTCTTACATATTATTCTCAAAAAGATTATTTCACAAATGAAGTTTTTAATGCTTGGATGGAATATATTTCTCCAACTACAATATCATCTGGTGGACATGGATCAAGTACTCGACAAAGAATATCTGATACTGGAGCGTATAAAAAACTAAATTACCCTCTTAGTTACAAATGTAATATTCAAATTACTGCATTTAGTAGTGATGTGCTTCCAGAAAGCAGCAGATTAAAACCAATTAACAGAAGTTCTGCTAGAATTTCTAATAGTATTACATATCATTTAATCAGAGCATTTCCAATTAATATTGTTGCTGCACCATTAGCATATGGCGATGCTGAATTGATCAAGACTGCAGTTACATTTAAATATGATTATTATTATACTGACAGAACATCTATAAGTTTTGATACAGATGTTATTGTAAGATCAGACACAGGAAAGAACGTTAGAAATCCATTCTAAATAAAGACAATGATGTGAATTTTATGCCGTTACCTAAAGTTGTTACTCCCACATTTGAATTAGATCTCATTTCTACTGGTAAGACAATTAAATATCGTCCATTTCTTGTAAAAGAAGAAAAAATTCTTTTAATTGCGCTTGAAAGTGGTAATGAAAAAGATATTTTAAATGCAGTAAAAGATGTTTTAAAATCTTGTGTTCTTACTCGTGGAATTAAAGTAGAAGATCTTCCTAGTTTTGAGCTTGAATATCTTTTCTTGAATATTCGTAGTAAATCTGTTGGAGAAAGTGTAGAACTTTTGGTTACTTGCACTGATGATGAGAATGTTCAAGTTCCATTAACAGTAAAAATTAATGATGTAAAATTGGTTGTTCCTGATGATCATAATGAATTAATTGATCTTGGTGGTGGATTATCCATGAAAATGAAATATCCATCAATGCAACAATTTGTAGAAAACAATTTTTCAGTTTCAAAAGCAGGAACTAATATTGAAAAAATTGAAAAGGCTTTTAAATCTGTGATCTCATGTATTGATCAAGTATATAATGATGACGAAGCATGGTCTTATTCAGATTATACAGAAAAAGAATGGATTGAGTTTCTTGAACAACTTGATAGTTCACAATTTCAAATGATTGAAAAATTTTTTGAAACCATGCCTAAGTTATCATATTCTACAAAAGTAACAAATCCTAATACTGGCGTTGACACTGATGTCCTAATTGAGGGATTAATCAATTTTTTCGCATAATGCTATATCATACAGATATGACTTCATATTATGAAGATAATTTTGCCTTAATTCATTATCATAAATGGAGTTTATCTGATCTTGAGAATTTGATCCCATGGGAAAGGGAAATTTATGTTACTCATCTAGAGAATTATTTGGAGAAGAAAAAATTAGAGGCAGCACAAGCAGCAAATGCCAACTAGTAATATCCCCCTATCTGGTTTTGGAATTCCTCGCAATATACCTAGTACTGGTATAAGCGCACAGACACCAATAGTACCAGGAATTATAAATGTAGAAAAGAAATCCCCACCTCTTACTCCGTTGCGTCGTAGGATGGGATTGGCTTATGATAAGTTAATTATGGAAGCGGAAGAAAGAGAAGGATCTCTTTCTCCAAAAACAATTAGAACTTTGGGAAAATTAATACTAGAATTCGAACAAGTTAACACTAATCTTTCATCAATTCAAACCCAAATTAGACAGGATATTAGGGACAAGAAAAAATATTTTGATGAAGAGAAAAAATTATATAAGAAAGAAGAAGAAAATCTGACAAATTTACGAGCGTCTTTTTTCGATTTAAGATCAAAATTTGCTGGAATATCTGCAGCTCTTGCTGGTAAAGCACTGTTAGAAGGTAGATTTGGTGATGCTGCTGCTAATGCGGGCGTTGCAGTTACTGCAATGCTGCCAGAAATCATCAATATTACTTCTGGGATAGTCTTAACAAGAATGGCATTTGGTGGCAGCATGGGACGATCTGCTGTAGGTGGTGCAATTGCTCGTGGTCCTGGCATAAGAATGTCTGGAACAGGTAGACTTGGTATGCTAGGTCTTGCCGCAGCAGTTCCTCTTACAATGGGTGCTGCAGATCTAAGAAGACAAGAACTTATAAGAAGACAAGATGGGTCTGCCAATATTAGTTCAGAAGACATTGATAGATTTCAAGCAACTGTAACTCGTTTTGATGCAATTTTATCTCAAAAAGTTGGTGGTGAAAAGGCACAAGAAAAACCAAAGGTAGCGGTAGAAGATTTAATGCAACAACGTCCGCCAAAATATCCTGGTGGTGGCGGAAATATAACTGGTGATGTAAATGCGGCGGATGTTATTGCAGATACCCCACAAGAAAAAGCATTTATTGCATCAGTTAGAGAAGTTGAAGGAACTGCTGGCAAACAAGGATATAATACATTTTTTCGCGGATCGCAATATGGTGGAGATCTATCAAAACTAACAATAAATCAAGTTGCAAATTTGCAAAGAAAATTCCTATCGGAAGGTAGAGGTGATTATTCTGGCGGGAGATCTGCAGCAGTTGGTGCTGGACAATTTATGGAACCCGAAAGAGTTGTTAGTGCAATGGGGTTAGATCCCAGCAAAGAAAAATTTACTCCAGAATTGCAGAATAAAATGATTTTATTCCTTGCTAAGAAAAAGAGAGGAATTGATGTATCAAAACCACTGACAACTGAAGATTTAGGAATTTTAAATAAGGAATGGGCGGGATTTGGACCATTCTATGGACAAACAAAAAGAACATTACAGCAAAGTTTAGAAATTTATAATCAAAACCTTAGAGAAGCACAACAAACTCAAACAAGTCCAAAACCAAAAAAATCTACACAGCAAATACAAGTAGATCCAAAGACAAAAAAATCCATTCAAGAATTTGGAATGGGTAAAAAATATCAAGAACAAAGTGCAATATATTCGAAACCTGCAAGTTCTGATATCTCCTTAATTACAATTCCTGGACAACAAAAAGTTATTAAACCACAAGGACCCAAATCTTCTCCATCATCATCTGAAATTGCATTTAATACAACGTTTGAAAGCGTCGATAAATTTACTTCCAATCTTATTTTAGGGGTATATGGGGCATGAACTTAGAAAGAATATTAGTAATTGCTGAATCTAATACAAAATCTAGCATCAATCTTGAAAAATTATTTGCAAAATCTGTTACTACGACAAATGAAATAGAAACTCAAAAAATACGTGCGAAGATTGATCTTTTAGAAGCAAGAAAAAAAACTTATTCTGCAATAAAACAGTCTCAAGAAGATCAAGAAAAAAAAGGAGGCATTTTAGACAAAATTATTGGAACTCTTGGTCTTGCTGGGATAGCAAAAGGATTAAGAAGTGCTAAACCACCAACTGGAGGAACTGGTGTTATATCACCAAAACCTAGATCAGGGGGACCTAGAATTGGTCGTGGCGTTGCTGGATTGAATGTATTATTTGGTGGCATTGATTTTATGCAACGTCGATCTGCAGGGCAATCTAATTTACAGGCAGGCATTGGCGCTGGTGCTGGTGTTGCGGGCGGCATGGCTGGAGCTGCTTTAGGCGCTAAGATTGGAGCTGGTCTTGGAACTTTAATTGCTCCTGGATTGGGAACTGCTATCGGTGGTGGATTAGGAACTTTGGTGGGTGGTGGTATCGGTGCAATGGCAGCAGGGAATATTGCTGATAGAACTACTGGTGTTGATGCTGGAGAGGTAGAAATACAAAGAAGAATACAAGAAGAGGAAAAGAAAACCAGATCGTCAATTATAAAAACATCTTTCTCTAGTGCTTTAGATACCTTTAATGCCGCATTAGATAAACTTTCATCTTTTCCTGGAGGCATTTGTGCATGTGCTGGAAGGATAGAAGAACCAGGAAGTGCCGCTATCTTAGTTCCTAAAGATAAACTTCAAGAAGCGTATAATGTAGGTTATGCAAAGGGCATTAAAGATGGCGGCACTGCAGGAGGTGCTGCAGGATTTGTTGCTGGAGTTGCTCTTGTTGGCGGTATTCTATTTTTAACAAGAGGAAAGGGTGGTCCATTAATTCAAAGAATTGGCGCTATTGCAGACCTTGTACCAAAAGCTGCAAAAGCAGCAAAAACAGATCCTAGTAAAATCCGCATTTTATCAAAAGAAAAAGTACCAACACCAACTTCAAGTTCATTAAGAACAATATTAGATCCTAGTAAGGTTCGTATTATTCCAAAAGAAGAAGTACCAACACCACCTTTAAGTCCATTAAGAACAATATTAGATCCTAGTAAAGTTCGTGTTATTCCAAAAAAAGAAAATGTATTACCAACACAAAATCTAACAAAAACATCAATAGATCCTAGTAAAATTCGTTCAACTCTAACACCACAAGAAAAATCAACAACACAAAGAATTATAGAATCTGTTTTTAATGAAAGTCCAGCACCTAAAAGTGCTCCAAAAATTCCTAAAGATCCTAAAACAGGAAGGTCCCAAGAATTAATTGAAGAAATTATTGATACTCCAGAAGGTCAAGTTATTATTAGAAGACCATCTTCTAAGGCAGAAAGAACAACACCAGAAGAGTTTTTTCAAAAACAAGAGATGAAAGGGATAAAAAACCAAGTAAAAAAATTAAAGAAAATTAGGAAAACCTTAGAGCAAGAAGAAGTTTCTCCTGTTGGTCCTCAAAGTAGTATAGGAGGATCAAATGTCGTTGCTTTAGCAGAACCAAATACTACAATTGTACCCGTTCCTGTAGGTGGTGGAACACAAATAATTAGCAGTACAGGAGCAACACCATATCAAGCTGCTGCTAAATATGCTCAGATGATGTCACAGATAACAGTATAATGTCCAATTTTCTAAAAGGACATAAATTAACAGAACTCCTTATTTCTTCTCCCAATGGGGATAGATTTGAAGATGTTCGTTTGCAATCTGGTCTCATCAGTTATTATGAAGATGTTACAGATAGCTCACTTCATTTCGAAGTTGATATATTAGATACTAGTGGTAAGTTAGCAAAATTACCTGTGAGAAGTGGTGCAATTGTATATCTCACGATTACCCACCCTTCAGGAGAAATAAGATTTAATCAAAACAATCCATTAGTTATTAGCAATATTAAAACAGGGACAGCAACAGCAAAAAGAGAAGTTTATACCTTAATCTTAGAAACACAAGGATCATTTAGTAATCATACTACTAGATTGTATCGAAAATATACAGGAAAACTCGATACAGTCATTAGAAAAATTTTAGAAAAAGATTTAAATATTAGTCCATCAAATGTAAGAAGGATTGAAGAGACTTCTAACACTTATAGTTTTATGGGAAACTATAAAAAACCTTTATTTACTTGCACTTGGTTATGCCCAAAATCTATTCCATTAGTAAATAATGGAAAGAATTCTGGAACTGCTGGATATTTTTTTTATGAAGCACTTGATGGTTATTATTTTAGAAGTATTGATAATATTTTTAACGAAGCAAAGAGAAATAAAGATAAAATCTTTAAATACGATTATCACGAAGCAGTTGATGCACTAAGTCCAAATAATAATTACAAACTTGTTTCGCCTCCAGTTTGGAAAGAAAGTCACGATATCCTAGAAAAACTAAGGCTAGGAATGTACAGATCTTCTAATTGGTTCTATAATATCATCACAAGATCGCCAGACTTTCAAGATTATTATTTTAAACAAAGCATAAACAACCAATTAACATTATCAAATGAAGTTGAAAATATTCCTAATAAAATTGATACTTATCCATCAAGAATTATAATGGGAATAGTTGATACTGGAACATTATCTGCAAAAGGTGATTTGACCACACCACAATATCAATCATTATTCCAATCTCAGGGAATTGCAAGATATGCTTCATTGTTTTCTCAAACTTTATCAATAACTGTGCCGATGAATATTGCTTTAAGAGTTGGAGAAGTAATATTCTGTAACTTTTCTAAGATAAATAAGCAAGAATCAGATTTTGGATCCGATCCCAGTTCGGGATACTATATGATTAAATCGTTGGCACATAAATTTTCTTCAAGAGGCGATTTTACTGGGTTGACCTTAGTAAGAGATTCCTACGCACAACTAACATGAGAACTATAGAAGATCACATAGAAAAAGATATCACAGATCTTTATGATCCTGGTATTTCTTCACAGCGTCGCCGTTTTCTAGAACAAGAATTAGAAGACTTAAAACTTTATCGGGCAAATCATCCTGGGGATAATCATGACCCAACTTCATTTGAGTTGTATTGTGATCAAAATCCAGATGCACTTGAATGTAGAATTTACGAAAACTGATGATAGAACAGCGCCTATCAAAGATTAACTTTATCGGTGAAGATGGATTTCATTGGTTCATCGGACAGGTAACTGTTGATCCTAATTGGCGAGAATTTAGTACAAAATATGGATATCGTGCCAAAGTAAGAATTCTAGGACGCCATCCAGCATCTAATGAAGTTCCTGATAGCGAATTACCTTGGGCACATTTTCTAGTACCACCAAATCTTGGTGCAGGAAAGAACTTTGGTGGTACTAGTTTTGCATTACAGGGCGGTGAAACTGTCTTAGGATTTTTTCTAGATGGTGATGATATGCAGCAACCTGTTATCATGGGTGCGCTGTTTAGTGGACAAGCCGAAAAAAATCTTATCGCATGGAATGATACAATAAGAAAAGGAACGTCTGGGTTTAACCCTATTGATTTTAATAAACAATTAAATTATTCTACAGCAGTTAAACCTTCCGATGGAAGTGCTCCTATAGGCAATGGTGTTCCTGGTGGCGGTAAAACTGCTGATGGCAGAGAAAGTATTCAAGGAAAAAAGAACAATCAAGCAAAAGATATAATTGTTGGTCGTGCTAAAAAATGCAAAGGCGGAAAAGGCTTCATGTGGGAAGTCGCAAGTGCATTAGCAACATTCATAAAAATAACCAGGGGATTAATAGAATATAAAAATGGATTTATTGATCCAGTTTTAAACCAAATTGTAAATATATCTTCTTTAATAGGACAAACAGCATCTTTAATTTCTGGAGCATTTTCTCAGTTAATTCGATTAGCGAGAAAATATATGTTCCAAAAAATTTATAATGCAGTGAAAGATTTATTAAATTTTCTTCTTCCAGATAGTTTACTAAAAGATATTGCGGTTAAAAAAGCGATAGACACTATTTTTTGTTTGATTGAAAATGTCATTAAAGGATTGACAAAATTTATTTCTGATTTTTTGATGCAAATGCTTGGCAAAATTGTTAGTATACCTTTATGTGCAGCAGAGCAATTTATTGCTGGACTTACTTCAAGCATTGGCAATCAAATTCAAGAATTGATTGGTCCTGCAATGAATTCCATTCAGCAGATTTTGGGTCCAATAGGAAATTTCATGGGATACCTTTATCAAGCAGTTAATTATACTCAAATCGGATTAAACTTTTTAAAGTGTGAAGGTGAAATTTGTGAACCAACACCATATAATTGGGCAGTAAATTTTGGATCTACACCACAAGAAGTATCAAATTTTCAAAGATCGATAAATCTTTCTGCTAGAATAAACAATTTAAGCAAAGATACTCAAAATACTCTTGGTGCTTGGTTTCCTAAAGATGAGACTGGCGATGAAATTGTTGAGGGACTGGTTGATGGATGCAATCCATACAATATTAATTGTGGTCCTCCAGAAGTTCTTATTTTTGGTGGTGGCGGTGCAGGTGCAATAGCTCGAGCTGTTGTTAATAGTTTTGGACAAATTGTTGGTGTTAATATGATTGATGTTGGACTTGGATATTCTGCCAAACCATATGTTCAGTTTATCGATAATTGTGATAATGGATATGGTGCTACAGGAGAAGCAATAGTTCAGGATGGGCGAATAACCAACATTGTCATTGATAACCCTGGTAGTGGTTACATTCCAACATCAGATGTTACACCTGATAGTCAAGGCGAAGATGTTGTTGGGAGCATTGAAGACATTCAGATTGTTAATACTGGTATAGGATATACCAATGAAGATTTAATCGAAAGTGATGATAATAGCGTCACCTTAAAACCACAGTTAGATCGTGATGGTAGAATTATTGGCGCGGATATTGTATCCTCCTCCATTGGATTAACTAAAATTCCAGATTTGTCAATAAATAGTCTAACTGGAGTAGGAGCCATTATTAGACCAGTTATTAGATATGTTAGAAGAAGTGAATTGAATATTGATGTTCCTTCTGAAAAAGTCATTCGAGTTATAGATTGTGTAAGTAAATGACATCACCACCAATTATAGTGAATAATCCAGAACATGGATTTCTGGAAATAGGGGAAGAAACTGATGATAAGTGCCTAAGAAAACATCATGTTCAACTTGGTGGTGGATCTGGAGCAGCACTGCACATTTATAAGGATGGTGGATGGTGTCTATGGGCTAAGACTAATGATAAAGGATCTACCCTAATTCAAGAAGGAACTGGTCCTATCAATATTGTTTCTGATGGGGATATCAATATTGAAGCAAAAGGTGATCTATCAATGCGGGCTAAGAACATTATAATGGAGACAACAGGTAATGACGGTGATTTTGTTGTAAACTCAAAGCATAATATAAGACTTGATGCTGATAATAATGTTACTATTATTGGTACAAATATAACAACTAAAGCATCTCATAATATGCTACATCACTCTGATGGTTGGAATATTATATCTGGCAATCCTGTGTTTTTCTTAGAAAGAAAAACAAAACTTGTTCCAACCACAATTTCAGATCTTGTAAATACTTTACTAGGAGAATTGGTTCTAGGAGGATAATATGGCAATTAGCGGAGAACTTTCTACAGGCAAACTTTATATCGGACCAGAAATACCAGTTAAATTAGATCAATCCACTTTAACATTAAATCAAAATAATCCATTTTCAGGAACTTTATCTTGTGTTGGACCAGCATTTTTTGGAGCTCCAACAAATATTGGATTTTCTCGTGCAGTTGTAAGTATTGGACCAGCAATTCCCCCATTTAGTCCAGTAATTCCTACATTAGGACTAGAAGTTACGGCAGGAACTCAACATATAGGTTACATGAATAACTTTGCCTTGAGTAACTTTTTTGGCACTTCCAACAACACTGGAATGTGGAATGCGATTGGATTAAAAAACATGATGGGATTGTTTAACCGTGTTGGTAGTGCAGTTGAAGTTGGCGGTAAAACTGCCGCAGAACCAAATAATCAAACAGCAGCATTAGATCAAAATCTATCATCTCCAGATGGAGATCTTTATGGATATTGGAAGCATAATGGAACGCCATTATCTTTTTTACATACGCATTCTGATGCTCGATTAAAAACCAATGTCAAACCAATTAGAAGTGCTCTTTCTAAGATTTTAGACCTTCAAGGCGTAACTTTTGAATGGACACATTGGGAGCAAAAGCGCAAATATCCAGGCACAAACATTGGATTTGTTGCGCAGGAAGTTCAAAAAATTGTCCCCGAAGTCATTATTAATACTACAGTTGATGGAAATGATGGCAATAGAATTGATGTTATTGGTGTCAAATATGAAAATCTTGTAGCACTTTTAGTTGAAGCAATGAAAGAGCAGCAATCTCAAATAGAAGATTTGAAAAAAAGGCTTGACGAATTAGAAAACTCGTGATATGATTGACAAAGATGAATTGAGATTATGTATTCAACATCTGGAAAAGTTACTGTAGATGGAATTATTGAACTTCCTGAAAATTGGAGGGGAGATATTAAACAAGAAACAATTACAGTTCAATTAACTCCAACTAAGTTTTATCAAGAATTGTTTGTCGATCGAATAGAATGGGGATCAAGAGTTATAGTCAGGAATTCTAGTGGTGGTGCTATAAATGCCTACTACCTAGTCCAAGCACAACCCCTTGACAGATCCTGATCCCTGTGCTATGATAAAACTTGATGAGCAACTCTTATGGACCTGCACCTGACTGACGAATACATTGATAGTGTTACGATAAATATTAATAGCAGAACATTCTATCTTCATGGCAGCGACGGGTCTTATGAAGAAATTTGTTGCGAAACACCAGAGCAATTCTTGAGTGTACTTGAGTTTACAAAGTCACATTCGGGTGGGGTAAATATCAAGTATGTCTCAGATTAGATGCCCCATGTGCGGTCATCTATGTAATGGAAAAATTGAATTTGGATCACATATTAAAAGATGTCAAGAAGCAGACACCAAATTTAAATTCAATCCAAAAAAGAATTCAAAGAAAAAACCTAAGCATTGATTTTCTGGGACCGTTGCTTATTGGTTAAAGCCGTCGCCTTATAAGCGGCAGAACCGAGTTCAATTCTCGGCGGTCCTACTAGGGAGATTAGCTCAGTGGTAGAGCAACGTGCTGATAACGCGGAGGTCGGTGGTTCAAATCCACCATTTCCCACCTTGGGAGCGTGGTGAAATTGGTAAACACAGCAGACTTAAAATCTGCCGAACGTAAAGTTCTTGTCGGTTCAAGTCCGACCGTTCCTATATACTATGAAAATTATTTACAATCCCAATGTTTGATAAGAATGTATATCGTGTTTGCGTAAAAACTGCAAAGGGACATTTATATTATTTGTCCGATGATAACATGTCAACTCCTGGAGTAGGCCCAGAAGGGACATCAAATTTAGATTCATTTACTTATAATGAAGATAATTTTGCTTTTCTTTCAAACTGTGCTCCAGAAGATGTTTATCATTTTTCAACTAAAGAAAAGGCAAAGGAAGCAATAGATCACCTTCCATTTCCATACAATGAAAAATCTGAACCTATTGAAGTTCCTACATTAAAAACTCCTCTTTATAAAAAAGTTTATTATAGAATTGGAAAATTGCATTGTCCTGTTGGGGTATCTTGGTTAAATTTAGATGGTAGTTTTACCTCAAATATACCAGAAAAACCATCTTTATTCGTCCATAAGGATAAAGCCGAAGAGTTTTTATCAACATTTAAAAATATACCAGTTGGAGTAGATATATTTGAATTTTATGACTTTGGAGAACCAGATTTTATTTTTTGGTATAAAGTAAATTCTGGAGCTATTTACTCACATACTGGAGAAATTAAAGTACAAAGAAATGATGTTGATATTGAACAATGCGCATTTGGGGATGTAGGAATTCCTAAGCATATTTACTATCGAATTTACAAAAAAACATCTGATGGTATTGAATGGTTACGTAAAAATAATACGTTTGAACCTGGGGTTGATGAAGATACAATGGCATTTTATACATCAAATGATGCTAACCAATATATAGAACAAAATTCCTTTGATTTTAACATACAAATAATAGAAGTTTATTCTAGTGGTGATCCAGACTGGAAATGGAACTACAAAGTTTTGAGCACTGGAAAAGTTTATAATTGTGAAGCAATTGAACTCACTTCATAATTATTCTTCAAAATATTGTTGATTAATTGGATTTTCAAGAACACTTATTATAGTGTTCTTTTTTTGTATCTCAGCATTTAGTTGATCTTGTAAATTTGTGTATCCATATCGCTGAAGTTCTAATACAGATCTAGCTTCTTTTATAAGATTAAGTTGATTAATAATATTATTTCTTTCAGTTCTAAAAGTAGTTAATCCATTTAATATTGTTGTTATTGAATTTGCATATCCAGCACAAATTCCTGATGGATCAAACTCCATGTATGTTCCAAGACTTATTGTAGTTATTCCAGTATAAGTTCCAAATCCAATATTAGATTCTGATAGAACTTGTGAGCTTTCAACAAAAGGATTATTGCCAGAAAAAGACCAAGAATATAACGTTACTTCATCTCCCACAACTTCTTGAATATCTGGACTTATGGTAATTCCACATCCTTGAACATTAGCTTCTTGACCAAGAATTAAAATTTGTTGCTGTTGAGATCTAATTTGCTGATTTATTTGTAAAATTTTTTTATCTAGTCCTCTTGTGGATGGATTATACGCATCTATTCTTTTATCCAATCCTTCAATAATATATTCTGGATCTGTATTATCATCTGTTCTTATTTCAATCCCAGATAATACTTTCTGAAGCTGTTCTTTTTGTGTATTATCTTGTTCAACAGATTTCTTGTAAGTCGAAATCAAATAATTTGTCTTTGGACCACTTGCCATAGTATAAATACAAAGAAGAACGGTGTCTCTGTATTTATAGGTAATGCCATTAAGTAGATTAGAAAATTTCCTCAAAAACGTTCAAGGAAATGTAATATACGTCAATCCTGAAGAACTTGACGCAACAGATGATATTAGTAACACTGGCAACTCAAGAACACGTCCTTTTAAGACTATTCAACGTGCTCTTTTAGAAAGTGCTAGATTTTCTTATCAATCTGGACAAAATAACGATAGATTTGATAAGACTACAATCTTAGTATCTCCTGGGGTTCACTATATTGACAATAGACCAGGACTTGCAATTGATAATAATGGCAATTTAACCGATGTAAATGGATCTGCGGCATCAATTAATCAATTTTCTGTAGGAACTAATTTTGATATTCAAGATCCAGACAATGTTCTGTATCTTTTTAACTCAATTCATGGTGGTGTAATTCTACCTCGTGGTACTTCCATTGTTGGTCAGGATCTAAGAAAAACAAAAATTAGACCAAAATATGTACCAGAGCCATCTAATGATAACATTCCTAGATCTGCAATTTTTAGAGTAACTGGTGGATGTTTTTTCTTTGGATTTAGTTTTTTTGATGCTGATCCAGGGGATAGAGTTTATAGAGATTTTACAAAATCAGTATATTCTCCAAATTATTCACACCATAAACTTACGTGCTTTGAGTATGCTGATGGTGTAAACACTGTTACTGGAAAAAATAATACAGATCTTGATATGTACTATCATAAGCTAACTTTAGCTTATGGTGTTAATTCTGGTAGACAGTTGCCAGATTATCCAGCAAATAATGATTTCCAAGCATCTGTTGACGAATCGAGAATTGTAGGTGCAATTTCTCAGATTGGTGATATTGAAATCCAAGATATTTACTCTGGTTCTAATCCATCATCATCTATAGCAACTCCAGTAGTTACTGTGGTTACAAGGACAAATCATCAGTTTTCTGTAGGAACTCCTGTCCTTATTTTTGGCGTAGGAAATGCTGAATATGATGGTAGTTATATTGTATCTCAGATTATTGACGACACTACATTTACATATTCCTTAGTATCAACACCATCTTCGACAGCAAATCCTAGCTTAATCGGAAAAAATCCGATTGTTACTGTAGAATCTGATACGGTAACGTCATGTTCACCATATGTATTCAACTGCTCTATTAGATCGGTTTATGGTTTGTGTGGTATGCACGCAGATGGTGACAAGGCAACTGGATTTAAATCCATGGTTGTCGCTCAGTTTACTGGTATTGCATTAAATAAAGATGATAATGCGTATGTCAAATACAATACAACATCTGGAATTTGGCAAGATCAATCAGATTTAGGAACTACTGTATCATTACATACTGATAGTAGAGCAAGGCATAAACCAACTTGGCAAAACTTCCATATTAAAGCATCAAATAACGCATTTATTCAATGTGTTTCTATTTTTGCGATTGGATATGCTTCTCACTTTGTGGCTGAATCTGGTGGTGATATGTCAATCACCAACTCAAACTCCAACTTTGGTGCAAAGGCATTAGAATCTGATAAGTTTAGAATAGAAGCATTTGTTAAAGATGATCAAGGATATATAACCGAAATTATTCCTGCTCAAAAAAACTTTACAAAAGTATCACAAATTAACTACTTACCATTTGATGTTGATACAACAGCTGGATTATCAACAGATGCTAAACTATATTTCTATGGGTACAATCAAAAAGATACTATACCACCAAAAAATGCTGGTGAGTACACAATAGGCGCAAAAGTTGGCGAAACTATACATTGTAATATTGATAATATTGTTTATGGTGCTGACGTATTAATGCCTGTTCCAGGCACGGCAGTAAATAATAGAACGTCTGGAAAAAAAGAGTATTATGTAGGAAGATCTGCGGGCATTAACTCAATTACAGGAAACGTTTTTACTCTACAACAAAATCATAGACTATTTCCTGGGGAATCAATTAGGATTTATTCAGATAATGGATCTTTACCTGATGGAATAGAACACAAAACAGTATATTATGCAATTACAGATGCATTAAATGCAGATCAAATTAAAATTGCAACAACATATAATAATGCAATTGCTGGTGATGAATTAGTTGGTATTAATAATCTTGGCGGAACTCTTCGCATTGTTTCTAGTGTTGTAGATAAAAATCCTGGAGATCCTGGACATCCCATTCAATACGATAGTACTGGATGGTATATTAATGTTGGTGTTGCTAATAGTTTAAAATCTGCAATAGTAGCAAATCAAGCAAAAATAACACCAAAAACTGCCAATTCTTTTGTTTATAGATTTCCTGATAATAGAAAAGACGAAGAAAAAATCTATCGTTTGAAATATGTTATTCCAAATACTGCAACTATTGCAGCACCACCTTTAAATGGATTTTCAATAGAAGAAAGTAGTGCTGCAATTGATGATGATACGTATAAAAATGACAATACTACGTTAACTTCTGGAACAAGTTTAAGAACAAAAACAAATATTATTGACGCTTCTTGGTCTTCAAATGTTGGTATTATTACAACACAATATCCACATACTTTAAAAGAAGGTCACTTAGTAGAAATTAACAGACTTAAGAGTGCAAACAATACTTCAGGAGAAAAAAATTCTGGGTTTAATGGATTATACACAGTTTTAGCAATTACAGATAGTAAAACATTTACTATCGGATTAAACACAAATCCAGGAACAATTTCAACGATTACCGCAAATTCTCCTTACACATTATTTGATCAATCTATAGTAGGTTCTGGAAGAACATTTAATCCATATTTTGTTAAAAAAGATTTTGGACCTTCTTATCAAATTTACAATACAATTGAAAAACAAAAATATAAGAAAGATATTCAGGATGGAATTTATAATTTAGTAATTTTAGGATATTTAAAAACTCCAGATGTTTATCCGTTTTCAACATCTTCAAATAGATTTGCTCAAAATTTAAATGATTTAATTCCTTCTGTTGGAAAAGATAATTCTAATGATGATCCTAACGCTACAACCAGTTATGCTTTACGTGATTTGCCTGGACAGGTAGAAAGTAGTGATCCTTCTGATAGTATTTCAAAAGAAGCATTATTTTCATTATTTGAACAAACTGGTATTGGTATTGGAATAACAGGAGCTTCTGTTTCTGGATCAACATTAATTGTCAATACTAATGTAGAGCACAACTTAAATGGAATTTTAAGTTTAGGATCACTTGTTGGTGGTACTAATTATGGGACAAACAGTGGTGGTGTTGAATATTATTATAATATTAGACTAACTGGAGGTAGTGGAAAAGGAGCAACTGCAAGTGTCACGGTTTCATCTATCGGTGCTATCGTCGATGTATCTATCATAGATCATGGGTCTGGATATTCTGTTGGTGATGTATTGACTATTGCTGGTGTACCTCGTTATGCGTCTGGAACAAATTCTACCATTACTGTTACTACAATTGATAACAAAATTGGAGACATAATTCAGGTAGTTGGCGTTGGAAGCACATCTTATAATGGTCTTTATAGAATAAGTAATGTACCAAATTCAAAAACAATTGAATATAAGGGAACCGCCAGTGGTGTTTCTACTGGAGGATTTTTATATCATGTTGGCGTTTCAACTAACATTGTAAGCATTAGTCATGATGCATTAAGTGGAATTGCTACTGTTCTATTAACGTCCGATATTGGACTAAGAACTGGTGATCAAATAGTTATTTCTGGATGCACTGGACTTTCGACAATTTATAATGGGTCACACTTTATTAGTGAACGAGTGGGATATGGTTCTTCGTTGCTAGTTAATATTGGTTCTACTAGTGATGCTCCAGTGCTTACTGGAGTTGCTACAGCACATGGAACAGGCATATCAATTCGCGGTAGAAGTAGAGGAATTCCAATCTACGGCGGATTTACAGGAAAAATAACTTCTGGAATAACAACTACAACAACATCAATCGGTATCAGCAGTACCTCATTGTTGAAGCGTGGAGATTATCTATTAATTGAAGATGAAATTGTAAGAGTTGCCAATAAAACTGGCACTTCTTTCCTCAGAGGAATGTTAGGAACTAACGCAGTTCCTCACGATGCTAATGTTGCAGTTAGAAGGATAAAAGTTCTTCCTGTAGAAAATAGAAGATATTCTATTCTCCGTGCTTCTGGACATACATTTGAATATCTTGGATATGGTCCTGGTAATTATTCAACTGCTATGCCACAAACTCAAGATAGAGTTCTTGATGAAAATGCAACTTTACTTTCTCAATCAGTTCAAACCAGAGGTGGATTGGTTGTTTATACTGGTATGAATGATAGTGGTGATTTCTATATTGGTAAGAGTAAAATTAATAGTGTAACTGGTCTTGGAGCTGCAGGATTATTTGGCGAAGGGTCTGCTACTTTTAGAAATATACTTACCTCATTAACTGTTGATGATCTCACAGTTAATAACAATTTGTATAGTAAAGGAAATACCGAAGTAGTAGACTTAGCTTTACTTGGAAATAGATCTGGAAATATTGGACAAACAGTTTATGTTGGCATTAGAGGTGGAGATACTTGTCCAAATAGTGCAAATGATACCATTCTATTCAGAACCTCATTTACTAGAGGTGGATACATTGGATGGGTAAAAACTAATGAACCAAATATTGCAAGTGCATGGAAGAGATGGGGTAAAATTTCTCAAGAATGTACAAGCGATCATTATGTATATGATAAAGTTGGCATTGGTGTAACATATGTCAATAATGCTTATAAATTTGAAGTTGTTGGCGATACTAAAACTACTGGAAATACTGATGTAACTGGAATTTCTACTGCTTATAAATTTGATGGATTTGGAACAATTCCTATTGGTGGAATTATTATGTGGTCTGGAGCAATTGCGTCCATTCCTACAGGATGGGCACTTTGTAATGGTTCAAGTGGAACTCCAGATTTAAGAGATAGATTTATTGTTGGAGCTGGTAGTGGATATTCAGTTGGAAACACTGGTGGATCTAATTCGGTAACATTAACCACTGATCAAATTCCATCACATAATCACTCAGCGTCTACAAATACTGCAGGAAATCATAGTCACTCTGGGTCTACTGGTAGTGCAGGAAGCCATGGGCATAGTGGATCTACTGGTTCTGCTGGCGGTCACAGTCATAGTATAAATGATCCTGGACACTTCCATACATTAGAAAGTAGTGATAATGTTGGTGCTGGAGCTGGTGGAAATAGAGATTTCGTAATAGATCCTGGCAATTTTGTTGGAAATACAAACAGTCAAACGACTGGAATTAGTATTAACAGTGTCGGAGATCACGCACACTCAATATCCATTAGCGGTGCTGGAGATCACTCACACTCACTATCCATCGATAGTGCTGGAGATCACTCACACTCAGTAACAGTAAACAATACTGGTGGTGGGCAATCGCATGAAAACAGACCACCATATTATGCTCTTGCATATATTATGAGAATTTTGTGATAAATATTGATAACAAAGGAGCGTGGTATTAGATGGCATCTGTCAATAAGAGATTTTCAGTAGAAAAAGGTCTCGAAGTTGGAGATCAGGCTCTTTTTGTAGATGCCGATAATAATAGAACTGGTGTAGGTAAAACCGATCCTTCTTATGGATTGGATGTTGCTCTTACTGCAAATTTTGATGGTATTGTTGCTGCTGGACAAATTGGTATTGGTAGCACACAACCAGTAAGAGATGCTGATTTTCGTGGATCTGTTCAATTTTATGAAGAATTGTATGATGTAAACAACACTTCTGGAACTAACGGACAAGTTTTAAAAAGTGTTGGGACCGCTGTTTCTTGGACCGATCTTGCAGAAATACAAGTTAATGCTGCAGGCACAGACTTTCAAATTCAATATAGAAAGACTGATGGAAAGTTTGGAGGAGCTAATCAACTTTATTATAATCCAACAACAAATCGTGTCGGTATTGGAACATCTGTACCAGAATACTTATTCCAAGTAAAACGTCCAAGAGATGATAGTAGTAATGGATATGTTCAAATTGGTGGAACTTTCTTAGATGCTTCTGGTTCTGTTGGTAGTGCTAGTTCTGTTCTTGGTGCAAATGCTGCTGGTGAACTTGTTTGGACAGGAGTAGGATCAAGTGAATTTAATGTAATTTTTGTAACACAAGATGGCAGTGATAGTAATAATGGAAGATCTCCAACATCAGCAAAAAGAACAATTAAAGCAGCTTGTGGTATTGCAACTGCTGGACAAGTAATTCGTGTTACTGCTGGCGTATATCCAGAAAATAATCCTATTATTATACCAAAAAATATTACAATTGATGGTGATGATCTAAGACATACTCAAATTATACCAACAAATATTGGACAAGATTTATTTTATGTCGATAATGGCAATTTGCTGCAGAATATGTCTTTTGTTGGAGCAGCAAATACTGGTGCAATGATTGCATTTAATCCAGCATCAAATACTGGCATTATTACCCAGTCTCCATATATTAGAAACTGTACTAATTTTGTTCCAAATAGTATTGGAATGAAAATTAATGGTAGACATGCTGAGGGAACAAAATCCATGGTCTGTGATAGTTATACTCAATACAATCAAGGTGGCATTGGTGTTTCTATTACAAATGATGGATACGCACAGTTAGTTTCTATCTTTACAATTTGTTGTGATAGAGCTATTTCTTGTTACTCTGGTGGATCTTGTGATTTGAATAATTCAAACGCATCATTTGGAAATGTTGGATTAATCGCTTCTGGAATTGGTACAGTTCGTTATACTGGTATTTTAACAACTGCTGCTGTTGCTGAAAACAATGTTATTGAAGTTTCTGGTTTGGGATCTGAAAGACCATTTACTGGACAAGTCTTATATATTGGTGAATTATTTAATACAGTTACAAGAATAACTGTAACATCATCTGGTGCTGGGTATACTTCTGCAAATCCTCCTAGAGTTACTGTTGGGTCTCCAAGTGGACCTGGTGGAATTACTGCTGAAGCGGTAGCAGTTGTTAGTGGATTTGGTTCTGTTACTGCGGTTGATCTTGTTTCAACAGGTAATCAATACAGAACTCCTCCAGTAGTTACTATTGCAGCACCTAATGTTGGACTTGCAACTGCAACTGCTATTGCGGAAATTGGACCAGCATATTTCACTATAAATAGTGCTACAACGCCTACTGCTGGCGTATCTACAATTACTCTTGATCAAAATTTACCATCAAATATTGGAGTTGGATCTACAGTTCCGTTTGCTAAGCAATCATTAATCTTAGCATCTTCATATACATTTGAATACATTGGTTCTGGTACTACAATTGCTACATCTTTTCCTTCTACTGGAGGTGTATCAATTCCAGAAAATATGGTGATTTCTGAAAATGGCGGAATTGTAGTCTATACATCAACAGATGAAAAGGGAAATTTCAGAATTGGTGATGGATTTACAATCAATCAACAAACAGGAACAATTACTGGAGATGCTTTCAATAAGAGTATTCAAGCAACTCTAACACCACTTATTATCGCACTAGGACAAGGATAATCACATGGCTGCAATTCCATTAAACAGATTTAGAACAATCACACATACGCTTAATACATCAGCGGTTGGCATTTATACATGTCCTCCTGGTGTTGCAGCACTTGTAATTTATGGGAACGTTGCAAACGTAGGTTCAGGATCGTCAATAACTCAATTTACTGTTTATCATAGTAGAGATAGCGTTGATACCCCAATTATTGAATTAGCTAGAATTCCTAGTCAAGATGCAATGACATTTATTGATGGTAGACTTGTTCTTGAAACAGGAGATATATTAAAAATTCAAGGTGATTTTGCCAACACCATGAAATGTATTATTAGTGTATTGGAGAACGCTAAGTAATGCCTAGACTTCTTTCTGGTAGAGTAGGATTAACCAGTTTTTCTGGTTTAACAACGGATAGATATTCTTTTATTGGACTACAAGAAGTAGAACCTAATTTAGGAAGTCCATCTAATAATAATTATGTTCTTTATAGTGATATAAATGGTGTCCGCTATTGGGGACCAAATGTACCTTCAGGGTCTTTAAATGGTATTACAGTAGAAGATGAGGGCATAACTCCAGTAGGATTTGCAGGATCCATTACAGTTATAAACTTTGTTGGTGCTGGTGTTAGTGTTACTCAAACATTAAGAAATATATCTGGATCAGATGTTGGTGTTGCAACTGTTGTAATTGGGTTACCTCAAGAACAAATTGGTATTGGTTCTGTTATCACTGGATCAAATCCTGGAGTTGCAGAGTATTTAAATTCTGAAGTTGGTCTTGGTGGGTCTATAACCATAGATGCTACAACAATTCCAAATGCAGAACGTGCGTGGTCAATTTATGAAACATTAGTTCTTAATGAAGGCGATGAATTGGTAATAGGAGACGGTAGAATTTTTACTATAGATATCTTAAATCTTGATAGTTTGTGATCATAAATAAAACAAGCAAAGTAGAAATTTTTAGGACCTTATAATGTCAAAAATTCGTGTTAATACGGTTGTAAATAGAACTAATACGGATAAAGTTATTTTTCCCTTTGGTATTGGCGTTACAAATGGCATTGTTGTTTCTGGTGTTGTAACTGCAACTTCATTTGTAGGAAGTGGAATTTCTTTGACGGGCGTTCAGGGAACAATAACACTTCGGAATTCCACTGATATAACTGGTATTACGACCATTGTAATTGGAACTGGCTTGTCCCTTACTAGTAGTGTTGCTGGGGTTGCTTCAATTGGTGTAGGAACTGTATTTCAAGGATTAGTTGTTGGTTTAACAACTATTTCAAGTTTTGGAAGAATTAGAACTCAGGCTTTTAATAATTTGTTGCCACAAAGAATAACTGCACCAGAAGATTTAGATCCGCAGTTAATTAGAGATTATGCTGGTAGTCTTGTTGTAGCAGGAAATGAGGAAATTTATCGCTTTGGGACAACTGGCACTGTACATCGTGTTGTAGAAGCAAGACATGTTGGAGTTGTCACCGCAACTGGAGGATTTGTTGCTACTGGAAGTTCATTAGGATTTACTGGACCATTATACTCAACTGGAATTTCTACCGCAGCGTTTTTACAAGCAACAACTGTAAATGTTGGATCCGCTGCAACTGTCACAGGAAGATTTAATGCACTTCAAGACGTATCAGTAACAAGAAATTTAACTGTTAGTGGAATTTCAACATTTACTACATTAAATGCTACTGTAACTGGTAATATAACTGGTAATGTTAATGCGACTGGAATTTCTACTATTGCTCAGTTAATATCTTCTACAATAAATTCTAGTGGGATTGTTACTGCATCAGGCGGATTTGTAGGAAACTTAACTGGTAATGTTACAGGAGATATAAACGGGCACATTAATTCTTCTGGCATTTCTACTTTAGGAACATTACAAGTTTCTTCTATTAATTCTGCATCTGGAATTTCCACAATTCAACAACTTAAAGGTGACACGATTAGTATTACTGGAATTATAACTGCTTCTTCTTTTAGTGGATCAATTTCAGGTAATTCTTCTGGATTAACAGGAACTCCAGATATTGTTGTTGGATTTGTTACATCAAAAACGATTTTACCATCAGCAGATACTTCGTATGATCTTGGTGCTCCACTCATGCGTTGGAATAATATTTATTCTGCTGACATGCATTTTAGTAATGAGGGATCTAGTAATAGTGTAGATGGAACGTGGGGAAGTTGGACACTACAAGAGGGTGAACATGATCTTTATATGCTTAACAATAGAACAGGAAAACGTTATAAAATTAACCTAACAGAAGTATAAGATAAATATTCTTGTAGTCTAAAAAAATAACCTACTATGTCTAGAGCCAGAGAACTGGCGAAGTTAGGTGGAGCAGGTCAACAAGTAATCGCTGGTGTATCCAGTTTTGTTGGCGTATCTACTTTCGCCTCAGATGTCTTCATGTTAGAAGACCTTAGTGTTGTTGGTAATTTAAACGTTACTGGCGATCTTTCATATGATGAAACAACTGCTACAAACTCAAAGATCCTTGGTGTTTCTACAACAGCAGATCTAAATGTTACTAGAAATGCTTCTATTGCTGGTATCCTAACCGCTTCAAAAGGAGTTACTGGCAATATTAATGCAACTGGTATTTCTACTGTTGCATTCCTACAAGCAACAAACGTTAATGCTTCTGGTATTATTTCTGCAACATCTTTTGTTGGAGATGGTACAAATCTTACCAACACTGGATCAACTTTAAGTGCAGCGTCAGGTGTTCAAAGAGTAGTTGTTACTGGACAAACTACTGGAACAATGACGGCATCTGCTACTGATGGAGATTTAACTTTTGATGCAAACTCAAATACATTACGTGCTGCTGGATTTGTTGCTACTGGTATAGTTACTGCTTCTTCGTTCGTTGGTGCTATTACAGGAAACGTTACAGGAAACGTTACAGGAAACGTGACAGGTGAAGTTAATGCTGCTGCATTTGATACTAATACTTCAGGTGTAGTTGTAACTGGTGTTACCACTTCAACTTCTGGTTTCGTTGGTGCTGTTACAGGAAACGTTACAGGAAATGTAACAGGCAATGTAATTGGTAATGTTACAGGCAACATCAATTCTTCTGGCGTTTCTACAGCAGCATTCCTACAAGCAACTACAGTAAATGTATCTGCTGGTGCTACTGTTGGTGGAAACTTAGTAGTTTCTGGTGATCTTACTGTAAATGGTACAACTGTTACAATTAACTCAACAACTCTTACAGTTGATGATAAGAACATTGAACTAGGTTCAACTGCTTCTCCTTCAGATGCAACTGCTGATGGTGGTGGAATTACATTGAAGGGATCAACTGACAAGACCCTGAACTGGGTAGATGCTACTGATGCATGGACTTCTTCGGAAGATTTCAACCTTCTTACAGGTAAGCAATATGAAATCAATGGTACTTCAGTTTTAAGTTCTACAACACTTGGATCTGGTGTCGTCAATTCTTCATTAACTAGTGTAGGCACTTTAGGAAATCTAACAGTATCTGGCATTGTTACTGCATCTTCGTTCTCTGGTTCTGGTTCAAATATTACTGGACTACCTATTACAGGTATTACTTCATCAACCACTATTGGTTTAGGTGTAGGTTCTATTGAACTTGGTCACGCAAGTGATACTTCTATCACCAGAACATCTGCTGGTCAAATTAGCGTCGAAGGTGTTCAGATTGTAACAACTTCTAATACGGTAACTTTAACCAACAAAACAATCGGTGCTGCTACAATTTCTGGTGATTTAGTACCAAACGCAAACAATACAGTTAGCCTTGGTTCATCTTCAACTCGTTGGGCAAACGTCTATTCAAACGACTTAGACTTATCGAACGAAGGAAGCGTTAATAGTGTTGATGGTACTTGGGGTTCATACCTAGTACAAGAAGGTGAAGAGCATCTATATATTATTAACAGAAGAAGTGGTAAGAAATTCCGCTTCGTTCTTGAAGAAGTTTGATTTGTAAAGCATAAATAAACAAGGAGATTAAATCAAAATGGCTTTATACGGAGACGGGTTGAACGTTACTAAGACCACGGGTGCTACTGCTGGTACCTATGGATCTTCTACACAAGTAGCCCAAATAACAGTTGACGCTAATCAAAGGATTAACGGAATTACAAACGTTTCAATCACTGCTGCAGTTAACGCAAATGCTGCTGCTGGTGATGTTGGATCTTACGCATTCATGCAACAATCATCTGGAAATACCACATATAACCCAGGTGATACCCTAGCAGGTTCATCCCTACGTTATTCTGACGCTACTGGTCGTCTT